CCCCCAGGCCGTTGGCCTGAAGTTCGAAGCCCATAAGGCCGAAGGAGGCCCCGTGAAAGAATCCCCCAAGATGGTCAAGAAGGAACTCGCCTTCATGAAGGCTAAGCGTGCGCCCAAGGCTATGATCAAGCACGAGAAGGAAGAAGCCAAGGGCAAGCCCAAGGGCAAGCCGTTCGCCAAGGGTGGCGCGGCGAAGAAGATGGCATACGGCGGCAAAGCCTGCTGAGGAGAACACACATGGCTATGTACACCAAGGAAATGGGTCCGCCTCCGATTGACATCGATATGGCGTCGTCCCTGTCCCCTGCGCAGCGCAAGGCCGCTGAGCGCAAGGCGGAAGCCCAGACCAAGAAGGACTACCCGCCGAAGCCTCCGGTCAAGAAGGCGATGGGCGGCATGACCAAGAAGTACGCCAAGGGCGGAGTCACCCGCGCAGATGGCTGCGTCAGCAAGGGCCACACGCGCGGCAAGATGGTGTGATATGGCGATGAACTCGGGCTACGACGATGAGACCAGGACTGCTTTGAATCGGCTGCAGTCTCGCAATCGCGGGGCTGTCGAGTCGTACGCAGCTACTCCCCGGGCACGCAAAAAGTGGTCCGGTCCTATGGCCGACCGCCCCAAGGTGGACGGCAAAGCGCTGGTCAGTGCAGAAGAGCTCGCGGACTTTCGTCAGAAGTTCGGTGCTGACAAGACGCTTCGGGATCTGTTGAACGCAGACAAGGGGCGTGGGCCTTCTGCGGCCAGTCCTGCGGCGCGAGGTGTGCAGGGAGCGAATGTGGCGCCAGCGCCCATGTCGCTGCGCTCGCTTCTTGGAACGAAAGAATCTGCCACACCTGCAGCAGAGGATGCTGCGGAACGGTTTCGGCGTTTGCCAGGAACGAAGAGTCCTGAGGAAGAGCGAGACGAAGCCAAGAACCGCACGATGGCTGCGCTCAGTTTGCTTGGTGGCGCAGGCGCCAACGTGGGCCTTCGTGCGCTTGCTGGACGTATGGGGGCAGGGCGTGCAGCGCCTGCCGCACGCAATCCCTTGATGCGCGAAGCCGAAGACATCCCTGCGTTCAAGAAGGGCGGCAAGGTCAAGGCCCCGTCCCGGGGCCGGGGCACCGGGTGCGAGACTCGCACCAAGAAGACGAAGTACGTATGAAGGCCTCACGCGGCATGGGCTGCATCCGCCCGGAACTCAAGAAGCCCAAGGCATACGCCAAGGGCGGGGAGAGCCGCGTGAACGAGGCGGGCAACTACACCAAGCCTGGGATGCGCAAGAGCCTCTTCGAGAAGATCAAGGGGCAGGCTACGCAAGGCACGGCGGCAGGCCAGTGGAGTGCCCGCAAGGCGCAGCTTCTGGCGAAGCAGTACAAGTCCAAGGGCGGCGGGTATCGTGACTAAGGCCCCGCAGCAGTCTCTGAAGGACTGGACCGCTCAGAAATGGCGGACCAAGTCAGGGAAGCGCTCTTCCGACACCGGGGAGCGGTATCTGCCCGAGGCTGCAATCAACGCTCTGTCTCCCGCTGAGTACGCGGCCACGACCCGGGCAAAGCGTCAGGGAAAGGCTGCGGGCAAGCAGTTTGTGAAGCAACCGCCAAAGGTGGCATCGAAGACAGCGAGATTTAGATGACCACATCAGGGACCACCACCTTCAACCTCGATCTCAACGATGCGGTCGAGGAGGCGTTTGAACGCTGCGGGGCAGAGCTTCGCACGGGCTACGACCTGCGCACTGCGCGGCGGTCCCTGAACCTGCTGTTCGCAGACTGGGCGAACCGTGGCGTCAATATGTGGACCTTCAACCAGGGCATGATCCCCTTGGTGCAGGGCACGAACACCTACACGCTCCCGTCTGACACCGTCGACCTCCTTGAGCATGTCATCCGCACCGGTGCGGGCAACGTCTCGACCCAGGTCGATCTGACCATCACGCGCATCAGTGTCAGCACGTACTCGTCCATCCCGAACAAGCTGCAGCAGGCGCGTCCGATTCAGGTGCTGGTCAACCGGAACTCCAACGCGACGTACCCGGCGGCGAGCAGCTACTCCCCGGGCGCAACGGCAGCGCCCAGCATCACCGTGTGGCCCACGCCTGATCAGACGGGCGTCTACCAGTTCGTCTACTGGTATCTGCGGCGCATCCAAGATGCAGGTGCTGGCGGTGAAGCCACGCAGGACATCCCCTTCCGCTTCATCCCCTGCTTGGTCTCCGGTCTGGCGTACTACCTCGCAATGAAGCTCCCGGGCGGCATGGAACGGCTCCAGATTCTGAAGGCTCAGTACGACGAAGACTGGGACCGTGCATCGAGCGAAGACCGTGAGAAGGCTGCGGTACGGTTCGTACCCCGGCAGATGTTCATTAGCTGATCATGCCTCACAAAGATCCAGAAGCGCGTAAAGCATACGCAAAAGCGTATGCAGAAGCTCGCCGCGAAGAACTAAACGCATACCGTAGGGCATGGAAAGCGGCTAATAAAGAAAAAATGGCTGAGTATGATAAAAAATACAAAGAGAATAAAGGCGAGGCGCTTGTAATAGAGCAGCGGGCGCGTACTGCAAAATGGCGCGAACGTAATATAGAAGCAGTGCGACTTGCCAACAAACAGCGAGCAGCGCAAAAACGAGCAGAAAAGCCAGACCAAATTAAGTCGGCAAAGAAAGCGTATGCGCAACGCAACAGAGACGTGATTAATGCTGCGGTGGCTAAAAGAAAAGCGGCCAAATTGCAGCGCACTCCAAAATGGCTAACTGCTTACGATAAGCTAAAGATTAGATGCATCTATTCTATAGCAGCAATGCTTACGCGCCACAACGGCGAACCGTGGCATGTGGATCATATTATTCCGCTACAAGGAGCGTTAGTTTCTGGGCTTCATGTGCCTTCAAATTTGCAAGTAATGCGCGGCGTTGAAAACGTGCGCAAACACAAAAAGTTTGAGGTGACGCATGGCTAACAGGTTTGCCAATGGCACTAAAGCATTTGGTTTTTGTGATTATTGCAATTTTCGATTTCCGTTAAAGAAACTAAAAAACGAGGTTGTAAAAACAAAGCAAACACAAATTCGTGCATGCCCCCAGTGTTGGTCAAGGGACCATCCGCAACTACAGTTAGGTATGTATGAAATTTCGGACCCCCAGGCCCTCCGTGACCCCCGCCCGGACACAAATACGTGGTATCAGTCCGGAACGAACGGCCTCCAAACTGACACGGTGTCGGGCACCGGCCCCTTGCAAGAGGGCTTTCCTGGCGAGGGCATGTTGGTCATCCAGTGGGGATGGAACCCTATCGGTGGCGCCAGGGACTTTGACGCTGTGCTCACGCCAAACACCTTGGTCGGCGTGGGTGAAGTTGGTCAGTTTGCAGGGTTCGTCAACACGCCCTACGTCCCACCGCCTGGAGGAGATCCGTACTATGCGTATGTGCGACTGCTGTTGCACATGGACGGAACCAGTGGGTCTACTACTTTTGTGGACAACTCTCCCATAGGCTACACGATGACCGCGTTTGGTAACGCGCAGGTAGATACGGCGAACTTTAAGTTTGGTACAGGAAGTCTTCTCACAGACGGTAGCGGCGACTATCTGCAAACAGACTACCCAACCAAAGGGTTTATAACTGCCGCAGTTACGGATCCGTGGACAGCCGAGTTGTGGGTGTATAGCGCAGCCGCTACGCCAAACATTCGGTGGAATAGCTCAAGTGCCAGTCAATTTTCTTTGGGTTTTTACGACGGCGTCACCACTGCTGACTTTTTGCTGCGGCCAATAACAGGCGCTAATCTATCTACAAGTTCGTATCCAATTACAGTAAGTCAGTGGGTTTTTGTTGCGGTTGTCAATGATCCGTCTACGTCTGCTATGCGGCTCTATATTAACGGTACGGAAGTCGCCAGTCAGACAAATAAACCAATGGTCACTATGGCGCAAGTGTCCGCCCCTTCAACTACTTCGTTTAACGGCAACATAGACGAGGTCCGTATCACGGTGGGTGTCGCCCGCTACAGCGGAAACTTCACGCCGCCGACAGCGCCCTTCCCCAATTACTGATCTGACGATATCATTCGATCCAACCAAGGAGTGAACATGACCCCCAAGGAAGCAGTCCACAAGCACGAGGCCGCGCTGCACCCGGGCAAGCCCAAGACCAAGCTCGCCAAGGGTGGTGTGACCACCAAGATGTCCCAGAAGATGGGTCGCAACATGGCCCGCGTGGCGAACCAAGGCCCGGTCGGGCGCAAGGGGAAGTGACATGCTGAAGGCCAAGCCGGTTCCGACTCCGGTCGTGAACGCTGACGCGCCCATGCCGCGCATGGTGGTGGGCAACATCGCCTCTGCTCCGACGTCCCCGGCCAAGACCTCGGGTATCAAGGTTCGTGGCGGCAAGGCGCAGACCAAGGGCTTCATGGCTCGGGGACCGATGGCGTGAACTACACCGAACTGAAGGCCGCTGTTGAAGATTACACCGAGAACACGTTCTCGGCGGCTGACTTCGCCACGATGACGGATCTGGCGGAGCAGAAGATCTACAACACGGTACAGCTTCCAGCGCTACGCAAGAACGTCACGGGCACGCTGAGTCAAGGCAATCAATACCTGACCACGCCCGGAGACTTCTTGTCGGTCTTCAGTTTGGCGGTGTTCCCCACTGCTGGTGGGGATTACACATACCTCCTGAACAAGGA